GCCATCAGAAATTCTCCCCAAATATAAGAGGATCAATCATCTCAAATTTTTGTAGAGTATGAGACATTTATACTACTTTTTATCTATTTATTCTGAATTTTGAATAAGGTATTGATCTCATATATTTTATTTCATTAGGATATACAAGATGTAATGATCCAGCAACTTCGTTCCAAGTATAATTACGAATTGCTTGAGATGGATCAACTCTTTCCCAATGATAATTCAATCCTCTAAACCCCCAGTTATATCTTCCTAATGTTGCAATTAGTGGATGTTGATCGTATTTTAGACCAGGGGTTTTTGCATTATAGATGAAAGTATAATAATTACCTACATCAGGAACATATTCTAATTCTCTTAATACTGAAATAATTTCTATCATAATATCTTCAGGGTCAGATATTCTTCTGATCCTTTTTTTGATTTCATACATTCTGTCTTCAGAAGTTTCATTTCTTCTGATATATTGCCCGAAACCTTGATTCATTTATTATAAAGATCTTCTTCTGTGATGATTTTAAATTCTATCTTACGATCATTACACCATTCTTTTGCTGCTTTCCACTTTGCTTGATTAACTGCATAAGTTTTAGTTTCATATATAAATGATTTAGTTGCTCTTGATTTTTTAACTGGAGGTTTTGTTTGTTTTTTGGGTTTAACTTCAATTAAATATGTTTTAGTTTCTCCATTTTGCTCTCTTACTTTTATTAAGTAATCTGGAAAATAACGATGAACTTTATTATCTAATGGAGAAACATAGGGAATAAAAAACTCCTCATTCGCCCAGGAAATTATATTCTCATTTAAGTCACAATAACGACAAAATTTTCTTTCCCAAGTACTTCTACATACGATATTATTTGGATCTCCTTTGTATTTTTTTGGATATGATGGTCTATATATACTCTTATTACTTTCCGCCATTACTTAACTACATAGTATTATAAACTTTAAGAGTATTTATAGATGGCTTCGGGACAAAATCCAAAGAAATACCCAACAACAGAGCTAATATCTAAATTATTAAGGCCAGCATTAACATCTACTTATGCTGTTTATTTTAATGTTGCGGAAATTCTAGGAAAATCCGATGAAGTTAGAACATTTTTTAATAATAGACAAGCAAATCTGGAATCAGAACTTCTTACTTTATCTTGCTCTGAAGCATCACTTCCAGGATCTTCACTTATGACAAATGAAATTAGTAATGATTATACTGGAGTTACTGAAAGACACGCATATCGTAGATTATATGATGATAGAATGGACTTTACTTTTTATGTAGATTACGATTATAAAGTTATAAAATTTTTTGAAACTTGGATGTCTTGGATTGTTGGAGAAACCCAATATAAGGAGCAGTCCAAACAAACTTATAATTATAGAGTTAAGTTTCCAAATGATTATAATGTGAATATGCATATTCAAAAATTTGAAAAAGATTTTTCAAATAAAATTGAATATACTTTTATTGGTGCATATCCAATATCAATTAATTCAATTCCCGTTTCATATGATTCTTCACAATTATTAAAATGTACTGTTTCATTTACATATAAAAGGTATTATTTGGACAATATATCACAAATCATTTTTGGGGTGGATAGTCGTGATTCATTAGTAAGTATACAAGATGTTCCACAAGGGTCTAGAATAATTGGATCTAAAGATATTAACAATAATCAAAGACAATTTCAGTATCTCACACCTGATGGTAATATATTAACTACAGTAGATAGAATTATTAGATAAATAAAGTACCTGAAATTATATTTTATGCCTTTACCAAAGATTTCTACACCATCTTACCACTTGACTTTACCATCAACTGGAAAAGAAATTAAATATCGTCCATTTTTAGTTAGAGAAGAAAAATTATTAGTCCTTGCATTAGAAAGTGAAGATACTAAACAAATTACAGAAGCAATTAAGACAGTCATTAAAAGTTGTATTGAGACTAGAGGAATTAAAGTTGAGACTTTACCTACTTTTGATATTGAATATTTGTTCTTAAATATTCGTGGAAAATCTGTAGGAGAAGAAATTGAAGTTAATATTATTTGCCCTGATGATGGAGAAACTACAGTCCCAGTTAAAATTAATGTAGATGAGATTGAAGTTAAAAAGTTTGACGGACACGATAAGAAAATTAAAATTGATGATAGTATTATGCTTGAAATGAAGTATCCTTCATTAGATCAATTTATTAAAAATAACTTTGACTTCAGTGCAGCAAATGATATGGATCAAGCATTTGATTTAATTTCTTCCTGTATTGATAAAATTTATACTGAAGATGAAGTTTGGTCTACAACTGATGTGACGAAAAAAGAAATCACTGAATTTTTAGATCAAATGAACTCTTTACAGTTCAAAAAAATTGAAAACTTCTTTGAGACGATGCCTAAATTGTCTCATAAGATTAAAGTCACAAATCCCAAAACAAAAGTAGAAAATGAAGTTGTTTTAGAAGGGTTATCATCTTTTTTCGTATAAGTATGGTCCATATGGACCTAGAGAATTATTATCAACTCAATTTTGCTTTGATGCAGTATCATAAATATTCTTTGACGGAGATAGAAAATCTTATCCCCTGGGAGAGAGACATTTATGTAATGATGCTAAAGAATCATCTAGAAGAAGAGAAATTAAAGCAAGAGCAATCTAATGGGTCCTGAAGATTTAGATGAACTTCTTAATAGTATTAGAGATGAAGCAAAGAGAGAAAAATCTCTTGCTTTATATGAAGGAACTCGTGATGATGATTTAGTTAGTGAAGAAGTTGATGAAAGACTATTAAGACTTCTAGGTCTTGATGATGTTTTTGATATTGATTATTCAACTTATATGACTCTTCTTCGTGAGAAGATGGTGGAAGCAAGAATGGTTGATAAAAAAATATCAACCGAAGAAAGTATGCTTTTGACTGATGAATTTAAAAGAATTAAAGGTAAAGTTGGTAGGTTTAAATTAAAGAAAAAGAAAATTTCAGCAGAAGATTTAGGAGTTTCTGGTCCTATAAAAGTTAATAAGCAAAAATATTATCTTACCGAAAAGGCAATTACACCAGAATTTGCAGATAAGAAGGAAGAAGGTGGAGATAGACTTCTTAAAAATGTAATTACAATTAATGAAACTTTAGGAAGAATACTTGAAAGTCTTACAAATCAAAATCAAGCAATTAAAAAGACTGAAGAGAATGAAAGAAAAAGGCAAGAACGATTAAGAAGACAAGGAAGAGAAGAAGATTTAGAAAAAGGTATAAGTAAAGTTACTGCATTTGCCTCTAAAGTTTTAGCACCTGTTCGTGGAATATTAGATAGAATATTGAATTTTATACTTTATACATTATTAGGTAGGGCATTTGTAAAATTTATTGATTGGTTTAATGACCCAAAAAATAAAGAAAAGGTAGAAGTATTAACAAGATTTTTAAAGGATTGGTGGCCTGCTTTATTAGGTGCTTTAGTCTTATTCACAACACCATTTGGTGGATTTGTTCGTTCATTTATAGGAACAGTTACAAAACTTACATTTAGACTTGCGAAATTTGCAATACCAAAACTTGCAAAGTTTGCTATGAAGAATCCTGTAACTGCAGGATTAGTCGCAGGTGGTGCTCTTGCTGCTGGTGGAGCATATCTTGCAACACAACAAAATACTCAAAGACGAGATGAGTTTAAAAAGACTGATCCAAATATTGTAACTCCAAAAGAAACCAAAGAAACTGGTAAAACTCCTGGTGGTTCTCAATTGATGCAAGAAAGTATTCTGCAAAGGGGAATTGGTGGATTTAAAGGTGGTGGAATGATTCCATTTATTCCACAAGTTCCTGTAGAAAGTATTGCTTATGAGGAAGGTGGTTATGTTGATGATGAGGCAGGTGTTGATATTACTGGTGCTGGACCTGATACACAATTGATTGCAGCACAACCTGGTGAAATTGTAATGTCTAAAAAGGCAGTAGACAAATATGGTGCCGGTTTCTTATTAAATTTAAATAAAGCAGCAGGTGGAACTAATATTCCACGAATGACTAATAATATTCAACTTGCTGCTGGTGGTGGTTTTATTGGAAAAGCATCACATCATTTGCAAAAAGATGAAGCACTATCTTCATTAACAAAAGGTGTAAATGATTACATCAAACCAGGTGGAAGTAGTGTTGTTAGTGGAATGAATTGGAGTTCAATTAAACCAGACACACCAATTCACGCATATAAGGATAGTGTAGGTAAGTCTACAATTGGATGGGGTTCTACTTATTATGATAGTATTTTAAATGGAAAGAAACCTGTGAGAATGGGAGATACAATCACAAAAAGAAAAGCAGATAATATATTAAAAACAAATATAGGCAATTTATCAAAAAGGTATCAAAAAGAGATACCTCACTGGAATAAAATGAGTGACGACCAAAAAGCAGGAGTTTTAGTTGTTGGATATAATGCTCCTTATGGTCCTATTGGAAGTTATAAAAAATTAACAAAGTCACTTCAAACTGGAGATATGGTGACTGCAGCTAAAGAAGTGCAAAGAGGTGGTCCAAGTCAATTTAGATTGAATTTAGAAAGGCAATTGTTGTTGAGTGGTCCTAAAGATTTAACGAAAGTTGAACCACCAAAAGCAAAGGTTGTAAAACCAGCAGGACCTAAAGGTATTAGAGAATCTTTAAGTGATGATAGTGGGTTATCAGGTATTATTCCAAAACCAATTCGTAATTTATTTGCACCAAAAGCAAAACCATCAGTACCTGGTCCTCCAGTAAGCAGAAGTAATCAATCATCAATTATCCCACTACCTGATGTAATTCAACAGGCAGGAGGGCAACAAGTTGCTTCTGGTGGTTCTCAAGTACCACAAATTATGGACCAAATGACTTCCACTCAAAAGGCAAATGCTTCTATCTATGGAATAGGATAAGATGGCTGTTATTAACTCTAAAAAATTACTACCACCATCAAAATCAACAGGAACTGATAATCAAAAGTTTCTTGTACCAATTTCTAATATTATTCCAAAATCTTCTGCGATTGTAAAAGCAGGTGATATAAAGTCAACAGAAGAACAACCAAAACAAACAAGAACTTCTTTATTATTTGAAGTTATAAGAATTCGTAAGAAAGTTATAAAACTTGAAAAGTTAATTAATAAAAATACAAAACTGTTTCAAAAAAGTGAAGAAAGAAAAAGGAAAGTATTAGAAAGGCAAAAGTTTGAAAAAAGAGAAAAGGAATTAGAAAAAAAAGAACCAAAGAATGAAAAGGAAATATCAGGTCCTTCTTTACCAAAGATTGGATTCCTTGATAGACTCAAAAGATTTTTATTATTTACAGCACTTGGTTATGCCTTTAATAAATTTGGAAAACATATTCCAAAGGTATTGGAATTTGCAAAGAAACTTACACCAGCATTTAAGTTTGTTGAAGAACTAACTGGAAATATATTGAATGGTGTAGTTGATTTTATAGGTGCTGGATATAAAGCATACGACCAAGTAAGAGGAATTGCAAAATCTATTGGTGGTGAAAACTTTGAGAAAAAGTTTGATGAATTTAGTAAGCAATTTAACATCTTTGCGAATCTTGCGATTGTTGCTGGACTTGCTGCAACAGGTGGAACTGATTTTGGATTGGGAAGAGGAAAAGGTAGAGGTGGAAAACCGAGTATAAGTTCAAAAGGGGGAGCACTAAAACCAAACCAGAAACTGCGAGATTATCTTAACAGGAATAACCAGATTAAAAAAATTGAAAAAATATATGGTAATGATGCTGCAAGAATATATGAGGGAAGAAGAGCACAAGGTGCAAGTCAGAATAGAGCACTTGCTGATGTTAGAAAAAGATTTAAACCTCTTACTGAAAGGTATGGACCACAAAGAGGTCTTGCTGGAGGAGCCGGAAAGGGGGCAATTCTTTCTCGTGGATTGGGAAAAGCAGCAAATAGAGCATCACTTAAAGTTCTTGGTACGGCAGGAACAAAAATAGCAAAGGGAATTTTCGGTAGAATACCTATCATTGGTGGATTGTTAGATTTTGCATTTGCTCTTGCGATGGGTGAAAAACCTGGAAGAGCAGCAGCAAAAGCAGTTGGTGCTACAATTGGTTCTGCTTTAGGAACATTTATACCAATTCCCTTTGCTGGAACAATTCTTGGGGGCATTCTTGGTGATATTGTTGGTGGAGCACTTTATGATACTTTTGCAGGAAATACTGGAGTTCAAAAAAAAGCACAAGGTGGTCAAGTTACAAGAGGTGGTAAGAAAGTTGGTGGTGCAATTAGAAGAAAAATTAAAAAGATAAGAAGAAGACCACCAAGAATACAACCACAAAGAACAATACCTGGTAAAGATATTGGTGGTAAGAAAGAGATTGAAAAGTTATTCCCAACATCAAAGGACAAAACAAAAAAAGACCCACTTGGAATACTAGAAAAAACTTCTAAAAATCTAAAAGAAATTCCTATGCTTGGTGGGTTGATGGGTGCTTCTGTTGATTTGGTGATGGGACAAAAACCAGAGAAGAGTGTATTCCAAAAAATTGGATATGGATTTGGAGCACTGATTCAAAATGCAATTGATAGTCAATCATCACAAACCATAGAAAGTATTCAAAAACAAATTATAGGTCTTGCTGGTGGTGGTGTAGTTCCAAGAACTCTTTCTTCTAATGAAAATATTGGAATGAAGATTGGAGAGCAAATTTCAAGAACTTTTGAAGTGATGATTAATTCAAAAGTAAATGAAAGTTTGCAGTTAATTCGTAGACAATTGAATTTAGAAGGTGATGCTGGAACTGGAGGTCGTCCTGACGGTTCTACTGGTGCTTCTGGAGGAATGTATGGTGGATATGCGCCTACAGGAATACAAAAAGAAATTTATGATTACTTAATTAATGTAAAAAAGATGAGTGATGTACAAGCACTTGGTTTAATGGCTAATATTTCTAGAGAAAGTGGATTTAGACCTGGAATTCCATCTGGAGATGATGGTGGTGCTGGTGGATTATTTCAGTGGAAAATACCTAGGTCTACTGCAATGGCTAAAGCAGTACCTGATTGGAAAACTAACTGGAAGGGTCAAATTGATTATGCACTAAATGAACCTCAAAATCTTTCTTTAGTTCCACCAGGTGAATATCAAAGAAGAAGTTTTTCTTCAGCACAAGAAGCAGCAGATTGGTGGATGAGGGAATGGGAAAGACCTGCTGATGAAAGTTCTGGAAGTAGAAAACACGCACAATATTTAAGTACAGTCCCCAAAGCACCTGATGGAACTGCGAAATTTAGAACTGGAACTTCTTTAGGAACTGGTTCTGGTAATTTTGATATAGTCCAGTATGTTACTGGTGATGCGACATATAGAGGTGATGGAAGACAATTTTATTATGATCGTCCTGGCCACGGAATGCCTGGAAATTACCACGATCATATTGCATTTAGAACAGTAGAAGAAAAGGAAAGAGCAAAGGCAAAGTTAAGGGCAGCAGGAATAAAAATTGGTAGTGGTGAATATAGACCTGGAGATCCTGGATATCACGGAAAAAATTTAGCAATAGATGTACCTGGATCGCAGTGGGGTGGATCTGGGGAAATTGGAGAAAAAGAATATCAAGGATCTAGAAGGGTTAGAGAAGTTTTGGGATTAACTCCTTATAAAAAAGGTGGAAAAGTTCACGGTCGCACAAAAGCAATATTAGGAGAGAAAGGTCCAGAGTTTGTTCTTGATGCCGATACAACTGCCGCATTAGAGCATAACTTCCCTGGATTTTTAAGTGCTTTGAATAGGGCAAAATATGATGATGCGATTTCAGTCTTAAAAAATTATACTTCTTATGAAGGAGAGAATACTTCTACAATAATGCTACAAAGAGTTATTGTGGAAAAACCAGTTCCTATGCCGATGGGTGGAGGAAATGCCTCAACATCTTCTATAGATAGTAATATGGATAGTATATTACAACCACTTACTGTTGGATAATGGGATTAAATAATCAAGTAGCAAGAGAATATAATGTAAAAAAGTTTACCATTTATTCAAATGAAGGTGGTAAGTCTTGTGATGTAAATCGTGGTTTTGTAAATTTACATTACTATGAAAGTGTCCTTGAGAATTATATAAAGGCAACTGCAATTATTGCTGATACTGGATATTCCGTTGATAAAGATGGAAAACTTGTAAGTTTAATTGAAGGTTTAGATTTATGTGGTGCAGAGAAAGTTGAATTAAAACTTGAAGATGGTTATGGAAATATTTTAGATTTTTCAAACGAAAAGTGTCTTTATATTGGAAGAATTCGTAATAAAATGGAACACACCCAAAATATGGTTTTTGTGGTGGACCTTGTAACAAAAGAGTTTTTTACAAATGAACTTGTTGAAACTAGAGTGGACGGAAATTTTGAAGGTAAAATATCTACTTCTGTTGCACTTATACTTACAGATTTTTTAAATACTGAAAAAGATTTAAGTGTAGAAGTTACTGATAATGAATATAATTTTAACGGACATACTGAAAAACCATTTTATAAATGTACTTGGTTAGGAAAAAGAAGTATTCCTGTTGGTGGAAGAGATAAGTCTGCTGGTTTCTTTTTCTTTGAGAATTATGATGGATTTCATTTCAAATCAATTGAGAAATTACTTGATGAAAATAGAGGATATAAAAAATACATTTATACAAATACGACAGAACTTCCTGTTGGATATAACGGAAAGATATTAGAAGCAACTCCAACAATTAATATTGACGTTCAGCAAAAGATGATGATTGGTGCTTATGGTTCTGAAGTAAGAAGATATAATTTCTTTAGTACTGAATATGAAGAAAGAAAACTTGAAAGTGAAAGAGAAGGTGCTGATGGAGTAAATCTTGCAGGAACAAATCTCCCTTGTCTTCCTGATGATTTATTTGGAAAACCCACCAGAATTATAAGTAAGATGCAACCAATTGGAGTGATGCAAAAGATTGATAAAGAGAATTCAAAGAAAAAAGATTATGATGTGAATGAAATTACAGCACAAGCAGCAAGTCGTTATAATCAGTTATTTACAATTATATTAAATATTACAATTGCTGGGGATTTATCACATCGTGCTGGAAATTTAATCTATTGCGATTTCCCAGAATTGAGTTCTGATAAAACTCAAGTTGTAAGTGGTAAAAATAGTGGACTATATATGATATCAAACCTAGTACAATTTTTTGATGCACGAGAAGGTGCATTTACAAAATTAACTCTTGTAAGAGATTCTTACGGCAGAAAACCATACAAACGATAATGCAGAATAGTCTCTTTAACCCAGAATCAATTGGTAATGGTGGATTTTATTGGTGGACTGGAATTATTGTATCTGATGAATCTTGGAAAGGAAATCAAGTTGCAGAAAAATGGTCTAATGTAGATACTCTTCCTGGATGGGGTGCAAGATATAAAGTAAGAATTACGGGAAAACATACTCAGGTAAAAAATAAACTTCCTGATGATAAACTTGAATTGTGTGATGTTTTATATCCAGTCACTGCTGGTTCAGGTCACGCAGCAAGTTATCAAACATCAAACTTAAGACAGGGTTCAGTTGTATGTGGATTTTATAAAGATGGTATTGATGGAAATGAACCTATCATTCTTGGTTGTATAGGAAATAACGAACAAACATTTCTAAATCGTACACAAGAAAATGGATTTGACCCATTAAGTGCATTTAATCCATTTAACCTTGATGCTCCATATTTTTCAATTGCAACAAGTCCTACAGGAGGACAGGGGAATCAAGCATCCTTGTGGGAATCTAATACCTTAACTAGTGTGACGGCTCCAAATATCCAAAATGAAGAAGAAGTTGATGAAAATGATGAATCTTTAGCAACTCCCGCAAACTGTGATAGAGTACCATTAAGTGCAATTCAACTTAAGATTAAAAATCTTATTCAATCTATTGAGAGAGTAAAAAAACAAGCAAATAGTTGGAGACAATCTATCACAAATGGAATACAAGATATAGAGAATTTTATAAGAAACGCAGTTGATGATGCTGCAAATTTTATTGCTGGAGGTATAAAATGGGTCATAACAGAAATACAAAAGTTTGTAACAAATAAATTAAATAACACCGCAAAAGATTTATATTATTTGTTGTTTCCAAATCAAAGACCAGAACTTAAAAGAGCAATAGAAACTGCGAATGATTTAATTGCTTGTTTGTTCCGTAAAATTATTAGTAATCTACTAAAAATGATTACTAATTTTTTACTTCAAGCAGTAGATAGATTTATTAATGTACCACTATGTGCTGTTGAAAATATGGTGGGTGGATTGATTGGAAAGATTGTTGGTCTTATCACTTCTGCTTTAGATGCAATACTTGCACCAATTAATGCACTTCTTGGAGCATTTGACCTTGTAGGTGATGTTATTGATTTTCTTATTGATATACTTACATTTCTTTCTTGTGATGAAAAACCTGATTGCCCTGAAGTAAAAGAATGGAATATTTGGGATGGTCCAGGTAATGTTGCTAGTTTTGATTTAAATTCTTTAATAGAAAAAGCAAAGTCTTTTGCTGATAATGTTACAGATTCTATAAGCCCAGATAATTTTAATTTTGATTTAGATTTTAGTGATGTATTTGATAATCCTTGTAATGTTGGTGCAGTTTTATGTGGTCCACCAACAGTTGAATTTTTTGGTGGTGGTGGTTCTGGGGCATCTGGGAATGTTATTGTGAGTGCGGTTGGTGATATACTTGGAGTAGATATTATAACACCTGGTTCTGGTTATAGTTCTCCACCTTTTGTGAGATTTATTGATGCTTGTGGAACTGGTACTGGTGCTGTGGGAAGAGCAGTTATAGGACCTGTTGATACTACTGGTGATACTGGTGGTGCTGGAACTGGAGGAACTGGTACTGGTGATACTGGAGGAACTGGTACTGGTGGGACTGGAGGAACTGGAACTAATGGTGTAACTAGTGTTGTAATTGAAGATCCCGGAACTGGATATAGAACTAGTCCAAATGGAGACCGTGGTGGTGATGGAAGAGTATGGGCTTCTGCTGATAATACAACAGTGCAAAGAAGTGATGGTACTTATGATACTCCTTATAATCCTGGTGATACTATTGAATTACTTCCTGGAGATACTGTAAGACTTCCAAATAATACAAGTACTGAATTGGGTAATGAAATTATTGGTGGTGGTGTTGATTATACTGTGAATACTTTTGGAACTATTACTGCACCAGTACAAGATTCTTCTACATTAATTAGAGGTGATTACCCTGGATTAGATGATGGTAAATATCCTGTAATTTTATATCTTTGTGGTTTGGAAATACAAAATGGTGGATTTAATTACCAAGAAACTGATGAGATTGTGATTGAACCTAATAACGGTGCTGTTGCAGTTCCAAAATTTGGACCATTTGGTGTAATTGAAAGTATTAAAATTACATCACCTGGTGAAGGATTTAAGGAAGTTCCTTCAATCTATATTGAAAGTGAAACAGGATATAATGCAAGATTACTTCCAGTTTTCTGTATAGATAGAGTATCAAAAGATGAGGTCAAAGAACCAGAAGTCCAAGATAAGATTATTTCTGTAATTGATTGTGTTGGAAAAATACCAGATGTAAATGTTTTTAGAGTTCCACGATAATGTCTAAAAAAGAAAACTATCATATCATTCGTTATGGAAATAAGGATGGTGAATTAAAGTTCGGTCACATTAACGAAAAAAATCAACTGCTTGCTTTTCTTGTAAGAAGTGGAACACATTCCAAACATTATATTGCGATGTCTTCCACAGGTGAACCACACCTAAAGCACGGAACAATATGTAGAGCACCTGGTTCATTTCAAATTAAAGCAGGAGATAATGTTCCTGATGGTGAACCTGGAGTTTATATTGATGCAGTGAGTGGTGATTTAGTTCTTAAAGCAAAAGGAAGAGTTCGTATTGAGGGTGAAAATATTGACTTAAGAGCAACAGGTGGTGATGGTAAAAATGGTGTGATTAATATTGATGCAAATGAAAAGGTTATTGTGAATGGAAAGGAAGGAGTTTTTGTAAACTCTGATACATCGGTGAAAATAATTTCAGAAAATACTGTAGAATGTATTGGAAAAGGAATCTTAAATATATACGGAGGATTAATTGATTGTGCTGATGGTGCAACAAAAATTAAAGGTTCTAAAGGTGGTTCAAAAAACGAGGAGAATAATAGATGAAAGTACCTGATTTATATTGCGGAAAAAGACTCTTCTGTGGTATTGGGGAACCAATTGCATTAGGTGTTGGAGAATTAGAAGCAAGAGGTTCTGCTTTTATTGAGGGACCTATAATTATTGGAGATGCACAACAATTTCCAATTGTTTCTGCGACGACAATGATTGGTCCAAGTAAAAATGAAGAAGCAACTGTTCCTATTGTACCTGGAGCAATTTGTGGATTTAATCATAGTCCATATTCTTTAAGTGTTGTTGGAGATGCTTGCATTTTTGATAATCTCACAGTTAATAAGCAAATAGAAGTTGGTTCTCATTTACTTGCACAAGGAGAAGTAATTGCAAGAGTTAATGGTGGACAACATATCCTTTCACTTAAAAAGAATTTTGATATTCCTCACCCAACAAAAGAAGGATGGAGATTAAGACACACCTGCCCTGAAGGACCTTCTAATGATGTCTATATAAGAGGAAGAACAAAATCAAATCAAATAAAATTACCTGAATATTGGAAAGGATTTGTGGATATAGAGACTATAACAATAAGTTTAACTCCAATTGAAAAAAAATGTGATATAATAGTCAAAGATTGGGATGATTCAATAGTTAGTTTAGAATCTGATGAATCAATTGATTGTTTTTATCATATTTTTGCAGAACGCAAAGATGGTGAAAAACTCATACCAGAATATCCTGGTGAAAGTCCAAAAGATTATCCAGGAAATAATAATGAATATTCTGTTGTTGGTTGGAATTATGATACTCGTAATTAAAGGAGAAGTATAAATGGCGGAAGGAAAAGCATTAGAACCACAGACATTCGGTTCAAAAGATTGTTCAGATCCAGTAATTATTGGACAACCATCAATGCAATTTGATTATGTCCCAAAGCATCATAACGAAGATATTAATTTTGATGCGGACTTAAAAGGTATTTTGTCAGAAGAATGTCAACCTTGGTATTATTATAATATGAGAGTTGGCAGCATTTATGCAGAAGGAAGTCCTGGTATTTTTGCTGTTGGGGATGTAGTTTCTAATGGTGGTGCTCATGTATTGTCTGGAAAGAAAAATCTTCCATTTGATATGCCTCATCCGAATAAAAAAGGGTGGAGATTAAGGCATGTTTGTATTGAAGGACCAGAAATTGCAGTTTATTGTAGGGGAAAAGTTCCACCGAATGGTATTATTGAACTCCCTTCATTCTGGGATGGACTTGTGAATACAGAAGATATGACAATTAATATTACTCCTTTTGGTCACTGGCAAGAATTATTTGTAAAAGAAATTCGTTGGGGAAAACAAGTTATTGTATCTAATAACGCAGGAAGTTCTATTAATGCAGATTATCATATTGTTGCAAGAAGACTTGATGATGATTTAGTTGTAGAATATGAAGGTGAAACTTATCAAGATTATCCTGGTGGTAATGAAGGATATTCATTTAATTATGAACATAATTATGTTGAGAATCTAATTAAAGATACTATTCAAAAAACTGTTCTTGAAATGAAGGAGAATAACTAATGGCAGTTAATGATTTTGTTCATTCAATACCAAATAATGTAGGAGATAAAGTAAGAAAAGATGATCCAGATTTATCATATGAAGTTCCTGATGAATGTGGAATTAGTACTCATAAAGGAACTGTATATGTTGTAGATTGCGATCAACCTGGGTCTGTGATTGTTGATAGTGCGGTTAACTCTAGTACTGTTTCTACAACAACTTTAACTGCAACTACTGGAACTATTGATAACCTAACATCAGCAAACGCAACACTTACAGGAACTATTAATACTCAAGCATGGAAAGGTTTTGATATTCCACATCCAAATAAAGAAAATCATAGATTAAGGCACATTTGTTTGGAGGGACCTGAAGCAGGTGTTTATATTCGTGGTAAGGGAAAAGGTAAAATTATTGAAATTCCCGATTATTGGAAAGGTCTTATAGATGAAGATAGTATCAGTGTTCACTTAACTCCATATGGTAATTCATATGTATTATTTGTAGAAAAAATTGAAGATAATAAGATTTATATTGAATCAAATTGGGAAGTTTCAGGTACTGATATTGAATATTACTATATAATAAATGCTTCACGGATTGATGGTGAAAAACTTATTATAGAATATGAAGGAAATACACCTGCAGATTATCCAGGAAGTCCAGATCAATTTTCAATTTCAGGATATGATTATGGGAGAAATTAAAAAATGAAGCAAACACAATTTACAAATCAAAATAATTTAGTTATTGCTCGTGGGAAATTATTTAATGACAATGTAATCAAACTCCCAGAAGAATGGGAAGAAACAGTCAATCCAAAAACAATTACTGTTTCACTTACATCTTGTGGAATGCCTCAAGAATTTTTTGTAAAAACTATTGATATTAAAGAAGTAAGAATATTTTCTTTTAGTAATTTACCTATTGAATGTTATTATCATATCTTTGCAGAAACTAAATAACTAAAAAGTATAAACAATGGCTTATCAAGGCATAGGAACTGGTATAACTCCTAATGATAATAATGGTGATAGTCTATTGACTGGAGCTGTAAAGATTAATTCTAATTTTGAAGAAATTTATAATGCTCTTGGTGATGGAACAAATATTACTTTCGATTCTTCTGCATTGACAGAAACTGTCCAAGACGCTGTTGGTTCAGCAATCAATGCTGGTATCCAAACAGGTATCACTGTTACTTATGATGATGCAAATAACCGTATTAACTTTAATTTCGATTCTTCTGCATTGACAGAAACTGTCCAAGACGCTGTTGGTTCAGCAATCAATGCTGGTATCCAAACAGGTATCACTGTTACTTATGATGATGCAAATAACCGTATTAACTTTAATAACGATATTGCAGGACCTTATTCATTCACCACTCGTGGTTTTAGTATTCCTATTTGATTAACCTGCTTCAGGAATAACTACGATATTATATGTACCACAATTTGCAGAAAATGATTGACCAGCAGAAATCATAAGTTCTGTTGGAAGCCCGAGTTTTTTGAGCGTCTGCCCTTCATATCCACCTGGAGGCGACTCGCCGTTCTGGAGACCACCGGAATGATTATTTGCACTATAACTACTAGTAGTTATTAAGAATGCTAAATTTCTCCCTATAGAAAAAGCGCCAACGACATATTGTGAAACACTTCCTCCGCCGGACCAATTCATCGTCAGGGCATGTGTTGAATCGATGAAAGGGGTTGATTCCATATAATTAATCACAATTCTTACATTCTGTCCCGTATTGTTTGTATAGGAAACATTACTAGTTCCACTTAAAACTTGCGACGCCATATTTACCTTAAAAATACTTTTAGTTATTTATAAATTTATAAATAACTAAAGGGTGGAGAGTGAAACCCCTCTGTGCAAAAGAATTTCGTCGTAAAAACGGATTAGAAGTAAATACTAATCTTATTTTTGCAGACACGACAATAAATTCTGTAGGTATCGCAACTACCATTGCAGATTATACTCTTCATGTTAATGGTGGAATTGGTGCAACAGACTTATATGTAAGTGGTGTTGCAACCGCAAGTGCATATGCTTATCACTTGACACCACTCCCTGACCGTGCTATGATATACAGGTAGTCCAAAGAGCACTGAATGCAAGACGAATACCTCACACGATGTGTAGTTGATCCAATTAAAAGAAAAGTTTATATGTATTCCAATGAAGGGACAGAACGAGAAGTGGAATGCGAAACCGTTGATGAGTTTATGAATGTGCTAAACTTTGTTCGTGCTACACTTAAGGATGATATGCTTTCTTATGCAAATCCACTTTGAAACCAAAATTGACTTTTTAATTCCATTTTTGCCCTAATAAAATCCCGGCAAATTTTTTAACCTGTAGGGTTTTTTAAAAACTTATGAGACCAGAAACACGCAAAGCAATGGAAATGTTATTTTCCTCAAAGTGGAACTTGCCAAAAGCAGCAAAATATGCTAATCTTACTAACAAGGAAATGAAGATTACATTTAATGAGTATTGTAATTTTCATCCTCCGTCTTATAAACCCGAATAAGGTTTTTATGCCCGAGTGACCCAGCGGAATGAGGTTCTCGACTTAAAATCGAGCAGTCGTGGGTTCGAATCCCACCTCGGGTATTACCCTAAATAACTTCAAGGGTATAAATTGTATGAAGTACCGAATTGATTCCAGATATGTATGGTATGATAGAGGTGCTAGAATAGTCCTTATGTACTTCATACAAGGACTTCCATTCACTTTTGATGATGTACCTGATGATGGACTATTTGATTTAGAACTCATA